CTGCCTCAGCACTCACAGAACCCACAGGGGCTTGCGTAAGCAGCCCCATCGGCTTATGATTGCCGTCTCCGGTCAAAAATGCTTCCTCCTCGCATTTTCCGATGCGCCGCGAAAATTGCTCCAGGATGAGTTTCTCAATATCCGCACCTGAATCCTCCAGCAGTTCATCGGATGCTAGGATCAGCGTACCCATCTTGTATGCATCCAGGACGATTTGTCCGAAAGATGGTTCGGTTTCAGTAATTTGCTCACCTTCTTCAATCCAAGCCGCAGCGCTATGGCCGATTACGGTGGGAATTATTAGCCTATGGCGTGTTTGAATCACATTACTAATCCGGCGAAGGTGATTTTCAATTTCTAGGGCAGAAACCAGTTTTGATTCATATTCGTCCGGCACCAGATAGCCGCCTGCGCCGTCGCTGTTTTCCTTGAGAGCGTTCCGTGGCATTCCGTCGCGCATAAAGGCCCAGAAGGTATGGTTATATGCCGGGTTTGATAGCGTCTTGACTTTTTCTTGCTTTGTTTCGCCGTTCAGCGATTCCAATCTTGCTATCAGTTCGTCGTAAGTATTTATTGTTTTGTTCATGATAATAATCCTCCAAATATTTTGATATAAAAAATGCCGATGCATAAGTAGGCATCAGCGTCTGCGCATGGTCAGTAGTCGCTCCATCACGTCATCCTGGGGACTTTGACCGCTGTAATCTGTGGAACAGTTATCCCGCACGACAGCGTAGATTTGATTCCATAAGGCGTTGGCGTGTTTAGAGTATTCTCTTGCTGCGGCTACATAAGGCGAGATGATAGCCGCCCCTGTCGTTGGGTGCTTCGCCAGAAAGCCGAACTGAGAAATCGCTTCCTCGCACTGAATCCATCTAGCAGCTGCCATTGCGTACTGCTCCAAATTCTGCTGTGTCACCAGGTGTTCACAGTGATGTTTTTGCAGCCAATTCCATGTGGCTATGTAAATTTCACCTGCCACAAGGTCTTGTCCGCTTTTTTGCTCCGAGGACAGAAATTCATGCGGTGATGGCATTTCAGCTCCATCCAAGTTTGGAGTGTCTGGCAACTGAATCACCGTGAGGGACTCTTTCCCATGATTGCCTTCCAATATTTTATCTGCCAGCGGTTTTCTGGGCCTGCCGCCGGTCCGAGGTTGAGGACCTCGATTGCCCATATACATCATCCTTTCTTGTAAAACTCATGGGGTTAATACCCCTAAAACTTATCCGTTTTCGTGTACGAAGCCCCACGCCGCTGTCCGAATTGAAAAGCTGTAGAGATTTTGTTACCCCACCGGTCACCTGAATGCCGAACTACCCGTTTTACAACATCCTTTTCGCAATGTAATATTCCAGTGGATGCTGAACGTTTCGTTCACCGTAATATACAGCACCGACAAGGGTACCTGCTACCGCAACCTTATGCTGACGATAGAAACCAGAATTGGGTTATTACCCTTTTGAATACGCTTTTTATTCGCATGAAGCCCCACGCCGCTGTTTATATTGAAAGCTGCAGAGAACGAAATTCCCCGCTGATAGGTACCCTGAAAATTGGACAGCCATTGATTGAAATTCGGTAGTGATGAATCAAAACACCGAACAGAAAAGAGAGTCGGAAATCAAAGATTCGGACAGATATGAAATCTCGCAGCCAATGGCTGGACAGATAATGGTATAATATCTGTGATTGATTTTCACCCTCGGAAAAGGAGAAAACAATGGCTAAGGATGGTACCAATCGCGGCGGAGCCAGACCCGGAGCTGGCCGCAAGAAGAAAACAGGTGAAGGTGTGTATGAACACGTTACCTTCACCGCAGAGCAACTAAAAGAACTCACGGATTCTCCTCATGTATCAAGCGTCTCCAGCAAGTCGGTTTCATACACGAAAGCCTTCAAGACAGCAGCATGGCAAAGATACTGTGACGGCGTCGACCCAATACAGATTTTTGCGGACGCCGGATTGAATACAGAAACGCTTGGAAGGGCTCGTATTCTCGGCTTTTTCAAACTTCTACGCGAGGCAAAAGCCAAAGGTCTTTCATTCACCGAGGGAAATGAACCGTATCCGAGCGATGCGCAAAAGGAAGGCTCGTTCCCGACACCTCCAAGGAGAGCCAACCGAGGGCGGCCTCCCGTCATGACCGACTCGGAGATAAACAAGCTCGCCACGAAGGTCGCATATATGTCGCAGGAGCTGGAGTTCCTAAAAAAAATTATCTTAGCGGAGAAGAAGGAGAAATAGCCATGTACATGAACGACTCTCCAAAAATCCGCTATGGGATAATCGCAAAGACGATAGAACGGGATGATAACCTGCTGAACATCTCATACCTGTGCGAACTTGCCGGCGTTTCTCGCTCCGGTTTCTACTACTGGCAAGGCGGAGAACACGACCGTCTGGCGGCAGAGGAACAAGATAAAAAGGATTTTGAGCTTGTGCTTGCCGCATTCCAGTACCGTGGTTACGCAAAAGGAGCGCGAGGCATCCATATGAGACTTCTACATCAGAATCCGCCTGTGAGGATGAATCCGAAAAAGATTCGGCGCCTGATGAAGGGCTATCATCTCGTGTGTCCTGTTCGGAAAGTGAACCCGTATCGTCTGCAGGCGAAACGGCTTCAGGAAAACCGTATTGCACCTAATATACTCAACAGGCAATTTAAGGCATACGGACCGCGAACGGTACTGCTTACAGACATTACGTTCATTCCGCGCTACTCACACCATGAGCCAAAAACCAAATATTCATATGTGTGCGTCATTATGGACGCATTCACAAAGGAAGTACTCTCCTGCGTATGCCGAACCTCGTATGAAACGGATATTGTCTTGGATGCACTAAACCAACTCATGGAGAAGCATGGCGCAGAGCTTAAAACTGACGTGTTGATTCATTCAGATCAGGGCTGCCAGTATACAAGCTCAAGATTCGTTACTATATTGAATGACTATGGTTTAAGACAGTCGATGTCTCGCCGGGGAAATTGCTGGGATAACGCTCCGCAGGAGAGTCTGTTTGGTCATATGAAGGACGAGATTCGTCTGAATCCCACCGATGGGCACAACCAAGTCGAGCAGAAGGTTCTGGAATGGGTTGACTATTACAACAATGAGAGATACCAGTGGAGTCTTGCAAAGCTCTCTCCGGCAGAGTATTACCGTTATGTGACTACGGGTGAATATCCCTTGCCTCTTGAGAGCAACGGGGGCTCTGCCCCCGAACCCCCGGAGTTTAACGCTTCGGTTTCCAAGGAAGGCAGAGAAAAAGACGAAGCCGAAGCTCCGCCTTCCCCGCAAACCTGACATACCGCTCGGGTCGCTCTCCAGCGTTGCCTTGTCCTGTATGGCAGTAAAGCAAGTGCATTATACCACGAAACTACCGCCCCAACCCACTCCGAGATTTCAAACAATCTCACGTTGTCCAATATTGGGGGAGCACTTTACCCGCCTCCCGGGACAAACGTATTAAACGGATAAAACTGTTTTACCAAACCTTCCGTGCGAACGCTTTTGATTTCTTGCTGATACAGTAGCACCAGTTCAGTTCGTTAGGATCAACAGGCTTGTAGCCAGCCTGTAGCATGGCGTCCTTAAACTCGTTGTTGGTGAGATAAATGTTAGTGTCGCGCTCAAGCAGATGCTTTATTCCATAGCTGGTGTGTCCATACAGCGGGGTTTTACGCGGCGAGATGTATTCCGCAATCCAGTCCATTACTGTGTCGATTTCCTCTTGTAAATAGCTGGTAATCAAGCTATCGTCGATGTATCCGTTCTCGTTTGAGTATGGCCTTCCGTTTATCATCATTTTGATTTCCCACCCTTAAACAATTCATTCATGCTCATCGCACCGCAGGCACAGGTGTATGACGGCATTGATGCGTTCTCATACCATCGCGGTGTCATCTCACCGCCGCATTTTGGACATGTACATTTGGGAACGATGCGAAAGGAACTGCTATCAATCTCTCCACAGCCAATAGAGTCCATTTCGTATATAGCGACATAGTCGTCATCCCATTCGCCACCGTCCACCAGAGCAAACAGATAATGCCAACCTTCCTTCGATAAGTCCTCAAAACAGCGGTTGCCTTCATCGTCCTCGACAAGAGATAAAACGGTGCACCCATCCGTGATGGGCAGAATCTGTTTAATGCGTACATGGTCTCTCATAATCACTCATCCTCTCCGCCAATTTCATAGTCATGCCCGCAGGCGGCGCAGTGGTATTTGCACGGGTCCGGTATGCCGGCGTCTGCATTCAAACATGGATTCAACGGTTCACCGCAGTGCATGCAGTACAGGTCTTGCACCATAATGCTCTCGCAGTCAAGCTCGATACTCCCATCGGTGTAGACGCGGTAGAGCGCGGTGATGCCATCGGTATATTCAGCCAGACGGAAATCGTAACCATTCTCCTCCTGTGAACCCCACGTCACTCCTCTTGAAGTGGTTTCTTTGGTCAGTACTACATAGCCCGCAGGAATGGGCATCAGGTTTTTTACGGAATTCTTCATTTGAAATCTCTCCTTTATATTGGTTTTTAATGTTTTTGTATCCACGGGTAGCCGATCAAATCCGAGAGTGGCTACGCCACAGGGGGACAGAAAATGCTGCAATTTCAAGGAATTTATACTAAAGTATCCACTGTAACCATTGTAGCCACTATATACATATCTCGTATGGGGCAAATGTAATATCACTTCTCCATAACTCGTCTTTATAATTATATGTATATAATGGTGTGTGTCGCTCAAATGGTGGATACAGTGGCTACAGTGGGTACGGATGCCTGTCATGCCGTTTTGCCGGTCAACGGCTGTATGGGGTCTCCCAGAAACTCTTCCTCCGGCGGCATACAGTTGGTAAGAGTCAGATTGGCACAGATTACCCGAAGGTTTACGCCCTGAATCCGTTTCTGAGTCTGGGAGCGCTTTTTACCATCAGAGTCGTAGTTG